TTTCAGTAATAAGCGGAAGTGTCATATTATATTAATACTAACCACATTATTTCTATATGTATTTCGTAAAAAATATTGAAAGAATATTAGTGGGTATAGTATAGTAATTCAATGTCAATAAAAGACCACAATCTAAACATTCATATGTATTCATTAGAAGACCTGCTTGGATTATTTGATTTAACGTATAATATTTCCCAAGAAGACCTTAAACGCGCTAAGAAAGTGGTATTAAGGACACACCCAGATAAGTCAAAATTAGATTCCAAATATTTTCTCTTTTATAAAAAGGCATTTGATATTGTAGTTCGTTTTTGCGATAATCAAAATAAACAAAACCAGAAAATAACTCCAACTACTACCGCATATACCCCACACACAAATAACGAAGATGATAATAGAACCGTCAAAAAAGTTTCTTCTGTTATCAATGATATGTCAAAAACCGAATTCCAAGACAAATTTAATGATTTATTTGAAAAAAATATGGCTACCAAAGTTGACGAAAGTAAAAACGAATGGTTTAAAAACGACGACCCATCGTATACAACGAATGAAACTGTAAATTCAAGCAATATGGGGAAAATATTCAACTCAATTAAAGATCAACAAACGGGTTTAGTAAAATATAGGGGTGTTGAGAACATTATATCTAACCGGTCATCAACCTCTAATTTTTATGAAGATAATGATGAAGATGATACCTATGTTACAAGTGACCCATTTAGTAAATTAAAATTTGATGATTTACGAAAAGTCCATAAGGATGAAACTGTATTCTCAGTAAGCGAACGTGATTATCAAAATGTCACAAAATATTCGTCAGTAGATCATTTTGTGCGAGAACGAGGACAACAATCTACAGCTCCACTGTCTAAACAAGAAGCTGAACGTATGTTAGCCCAACAAGACCAATTATATCGCGAAAAAATGATGAAGAAAGAATATTCATCTAACTTAAAGAATATGGAATATGAAGAAAAAAATAAATCAGTGTTATCTAACTTTTTACGCCTTACTTATTAGATGGAATTAGATGTTGCGGCATACACCATTCCTTTTTCATATCTAATAATAGATTTTCAGTATTACAAGTAGTATTTTCAATATCGCTATAACTAGTATATTGAGTTACTGTTGGGGGTGTAATCATATACCAAAAATGCTGGTATTGTAATCGCTGCCAGTACATATCGATTGCGTGTTTCTTAACCGATTCTTTCGAAGGATCTTGAGTTAATTTAGATACACTTTCGTTGAAATTATCAAGCAAGATGTCGTACATATGTTTCTTTACTATATATCCGGTTGTAGTGCGACAATAAAATACACGAGAACAATACTCCTCTACGATTTGATACGGACGTGCGTTATTTCCTCCTATAATTAATGCATCCCAGTTTAATTTCGTGTTTTGATTGAACTTTTCCAAATTCTGTTTTAATAATTCGGGATTTTTGAAATGAATATCGTCTTCGCAAATAAAAACATAATCATAATTCCTTCTTTTTGCTATTTCTAAACATTTTATATGACTCATCGTACAACCTATCGCACCTACCTCTTTTTTCACCGCATCAACTCGTTCAGCTTTTATACCCATTTTCTTAAATTCTTCAGTAGCGTGTTCTAATCTATCATTACGATGTTCTAAATTAATAAAAAGAGTATTTTTAAATAAATCCATTCTATTTTGAATACTATCCATTTCACTTTATACTATTTTTTTCATATGATATCTAAATATCATATGTCATATACCAAAATTATTTATTTCTTCTTCATGGTCTTGTTCTTTTTGGTCTTGGGCTTTAAGAATGAACCAAATTCACCCTTCTTTGTCATGTAACCAGCCTTCTTAAGACGGTTATTCTTTTTGGCGGTCTTGTGCTTCTTGACAGACACAATACGTCCGTGCTTGTTCTTCATTAAATCCTTCTTTTCTAAACCACCGGTTGTCTTATCGACAGTTCCGTGGAATACTTGAGCTCTTGAACCAACAGTCATTATATATTCAATGCATAGATTTTTTTACGCGTCACTATCACTATTTACATCTTCTACTGATACTGTTTCATCTTTTATGGGTGTATTTGTCATATTTTCTTCTAAAATAGCATACTTAGAAACATGATGTTGAGGCTTTTCTTGATTTTTTTCAGAATAATCATTATTTTGTTCTTTTTTTTGTAAAAGAGTTTCTACCTGTAATAGCCGTTTATTCGTTTCTTCCAATTGTTTTGTCATATCTATAATGTGCAAACGCATTGAATATATTTCAGATTTTTGAACTTCAAATAACTCATCTAGTTTACCATTTGGGGATTCGGTGTTCCACGATACAGATTTCCTTTCTTTAGGTTCTTGTAATTCTACTGTTTCATCTATATTTAGTTTATTTGTTTGTTGGATAGGTCTCATCAATTCTTCACGTTCTCTCCTCTCGCGTTCCAATAATTCATTTATATCCTTGTTTTCATCTTTAGATGTTTCACGGAAATTTATATCTTCAGGAGTTTTACGCTGTAACATAGTATCATATTCTTGTTGACGCATCTGAAACTGTTTATTAAATATATCTTCTTTACTATCGTTTACTATTGTAGGTGTATTAATAGTATTTGCGTAGGTCATCATATTCGTGGGGTCGTGTGTGGGTTGTTGTGTGGGTTGTTGTGTGGGTTGTTGTGTGGGTTGTTGTGTGGGTTGTTGTATGGGTTGTTGTGGGGTTGAATTATGTGCGGTATATTGAGGATTTTGTAAATGAACGCTTTGTATCATACTTGTGAGCACTTCTTTATTCAAAATGTTAAGATCATTTGGTTCGATTTCTTTACCTTCTATTCGCGTATAGAATTTTTCGATTGATTGCCGGAACCATTCCTCTTTTGCTTGTGGGGGTTTCGATTCAAAATAACGAATAATATATGGATTCCCGTTTATTATATTCCATATAATTTTTTGGTTTTCTGGATGAACGAACAATGACATTAAATAATATTCTGATAATATTATCTAATTAGTTATCTTTATTCTGATTTCTCTTTATAATACTTATTATAATTTCTTCCATTTCTTTTATTTCTTGTTCGTCTAATTCTGTTATATTAGGTATTTTATCTAAGGCATAATTAGCATAACTAGGATGTTTTTTTAATACACTTTCTAGTTGGTCTATTAGACCATTTTCTATGGCAATATCAATATAGGATTTAGTTTCAGAATTTAATTGATTACCACCTTTATGTATCTTCATTTTACGTTTATTCGTTTTAGATTTTCCTTTTTTCATTTTTCTTTTCTTTGTTTGTTTTTTTCCTTTGCCGCCTTTCGTATCTAACACCACTTTCGGTGAAAAAATATGTTCTATTTTTTTTGCTTTCAAAAAATCGTGAATACTTTTCTGTTTGTCTTCTATAGTTTCATCGTCAGGATGCTTTTTCGCGCTAGTCCATTTAATATACGAGAACAATTCATTTAAATAATGGTCTACTTGGTCGCTACTCGTAAATGGCGCATTTTTTGTATCAAAACTTATCTTCATATTACCTACACGAAATCCCTTACGATTTTTATATTTGGTTGGGTATATTTTTGTGGTAATTACAGCATTATTATCTTTTACTGGGGTATCACTCATTACTTTACACTATGCATATATTTTGTTATACTTTGAAATATATTTTACGGAAATTACTTACATATTTATCAGGCACCCTTGCTTTTCTAAACAAATCGAGTGTTTCATCTAGTGAATTCACCGGAATATTATTTATTTTACCGGTCAACAATGTTATTATGAAAAATAAAGAATACATACCACATTCTGAATTTTCTCTTTGATGACGTACTCTATAATTGTTATACTCCTTCAGTTCTATGGGGGTTTCTAGTTCTCTACATTGTTTCTTTAAACGCTCTATTAATTTTTTTATTTCAGTTGGGATCTTATCGCCATTGCTATCAAAGAAAAATACAAATCCGTTTTGTAAGTCCAGATATAATGATACCCAATGTGACCCACCTTCACTAAACTTATCTAAATTAAACACCACACCTATTTTTGTTTTTCCTAATTTCAAATATTCCTCTACCTGTTCCTTGTTTTTCAATTTACATAAATCATCTATATAGCATAAATCATCGAAATCTATTGTTGCGGTTTGAATTGCTTTAAACATTGGGTATGATTTTTCATACTCAATAAGCACATTGTCTATATCATGATTACTTAACCACTGGTTAGGGTCAGTTTTCCACCCACCTGGTTGGAGAGGTCGTTGAACGTACAAGTATTTTTCTACCTTTTCGCGATACAGTGGGTCGCTTATCACATCTAACCAACAGTCTTCTTTCGAACATGTTCTCAATCTTTTCTTTAAATCTTTCCATATGCTTCTTGGTTTTATGTGTATTATTTGGTTATATGGGTTACTCTCATTATAACTTTCTTTCAATATTTGTAATATATTTTCAGGTAAACAACTTCCACGAACCACCTTATCGCCTAATACATTTGGGTTACAATTCAGCTGATTCGGTTTTGTTAATATGTTTTTTAGAGTATGATTTTTTTTAGTTGTCTTGTTCTTTCTAGACATTGATTTTATATATATATTAGAATTAGATTTTTACACCATCTTATTTAGACAAATATTCACGAACTCTACTTTTTGATTAGCTTAGTGCCCCAAAATGAAGTTATATCATTCGTCATATGAGAATCTGGTTCGCTAATACCTTCGTCGTCGGATTCATCTACCTTACCGAATAACATATCATCATCAGAATCATTATCATATCCTTTGTTCTCTATCTCTTTCATCTTTAAATACTGAAGTAATGTCCGCATATAATCATTAAATGATTCATTCACATCAGTCGTTATTTTGGTATCTGGTTCACATATTAGTCTTCTTGTTAAATCCATTATTTCATTTTTGTGTTTTTTTAAAGAACGTATATGTTTTTGTTCTCGTTCATATTGGGCGGGATCTTCTGTTGAAATTAACTTCTTACGCTGGCTTTTATTCATTAGAAAGTTCATTGTAATATTATTTATATAATCATTACTATCGGTTGGTGTTTCAATCATATCGTTTTCACTCTCGCTCATTACTATACACACATATTTTAACTAAATATTATCACTTTAGGAATTATTTATAGATGATTGAGAACAAAATATTTTACTATATTATAACAATATAATATGAGCAGTTCAGTATTAGGAGGTCCTTATAACGGACACTCATCAAAACAAACAGTGACTTCTCATAGAGATAGCGAAAGTGCCATTGCAAGAAAAGTATTACGTAGTTCGTGGAATACACCATATGCTACTGGAACATATGCGGGAGAGAAGAGAGTAATCACCCCATTTAGAGCAGTTAACAATTTAGGTGATTTCTTGGGCAGAAAGAATTATTCTTGTGGAGGACCCAAACAAATGACATTTACGTGTGACAATAGTGGGGTTCCTGCATCGTCAACAAATGTTAAATTCGTGCCTGACTCTTCTGACTATATTCGCTTCAGAAAACAACAAGCTATGAACCGTAATTATAATGATTCCGCACATTAATTTTTAAATCCGTAATAAATTCTATAATAAGTGTATAGAATTTATACCAAAATGTACAAGATGAAATTTACTATTCAAAATATAAATAACGCCGTGCTTACATCGGCTAACGCAATGCCATTAAAAGACAGCACTAGTAACAATGAGAGCAGATTTCAAATGGACCGTCAAACATTCATTGAAACAATACCCAGTGTTATACCTTCTGACAATAAATGGATGGGGGAATCTAGAGACGCGTCTGATGTTATGCGTAGACGCCGAGCAGGAGCCGTTGGTAAAGGAACATTCAATGCAAATGGGAATCAGTTCTCGTTCACGAACCCAGATGACAAGAACTCGCGTAATAGTGCTCTACGTAGAGTTCGGGCGGGTGGTTCAGTTGCTCCTGTAAAAAAAGGTGCTCGCAAATAATTACTATGGTTTTTTTTCACCAGATACACTATAATACCTCAAAAATGTATAATTATTTAGCTGAATTCTTAGGGACTACCTTCTTTGTATATGTTATTATCGCAACCGGTAACCCTATTGCGATTGGTGCTGCGTTAGCCCTGGTTATTGTTATGATTTCACCTATCTCTGGCGGTCATCTTAATCCTGCTGTCACAATTGTAATGTCCGCCGCAGACAAATTTCCTACAAATGAAATTGTACCATATAGTTTGGCACAAATTTTTGGTGGGTTAGTTGCTTTGGAACTATACAAACGCTATAAGTTATAATTCAATAGTGCTATTACTTGGTGTAATATCACTATTTTCAGTTTCGGGGTTGGTATACAATCTAGTGCATCACAATAAGAGCAGCCGTTCTATCAACCAGAAAATTGAAAAACTTTTCGTTATACAATCTAGAGTATCACAATTAAGAGCATCTGTTCTATTTAAAATACATTCATTATGAGCCGTAATTTAGTCTATGCTTCTGGCAAAGATAAAACATTACCATATGATCTCCAACGGCATATTACCACTAAGTTTCTTAGCAAACCCGAGAGGACAAGTTATGCTATGCATAAATTATATTCTACCCGGGGAAAACAAGAACTTAAACAACGTATCGCCGCTCTACCAGCGGATACTCGTGTAACACTTTTCGTAAACGGCATTTATAAAAAGTTTAACCAGCTAATCGAAGAACACTATGTAATGACTAACTCATTTCACTTTAACGATAGGTGCTGCAACACTATTAAAATGCCTAGTTATTCACATCAAATATTAAGAGTCACTCTTGATACTATTTATTACGGTTATCACATTGTTCCCCCCAAGGCAAACCAGAATAGTAAAGTCATCGACGAAACTCCAACATTTACATTTAATGACGGAGGAGGAGGAGGCTATCTACTAAATATGGATGTGAAATATTGTCCGACTGAAGGTCACACTGAGCTAACCAAGAACATTATTGTAGATGACTTCGCAAAGTTGATTAGTATAATATGCAACATGAAACCCCCTAATAAGAAGTTCCGCGAAGAACGCACTAAAATTATGCTTGATTTATCGTTAATATTAGAATACTTAGCTACTAAATATACTAATATCAAAATACAAGAGAATAAGGATAAATTGGCAGCCAAGGAAAAGGCAACTCAAGACAAATTGGCTGCTAAGGAAAAGGCAACTCAAGACAAATTGGCTGCTAAGGAAAACGCACAGAAAGAGAAATTAGCTGCTAAGGAAAAGGCAATTCAAGACAAGTTGGTTGCTAAGGAAAAGGCAATTCAAGACAAGTTGGTTGCTAAGGAAAAGGCAATTCAAGACAAGTTGGCTGCCAAGCAAGATAAAATCAATCAAAAGAGAGAGTTACTTGAAATGCGTATTCAAGAGAGAGAAATGAAGAAGCTGAGAAAAAATATTATTATGTAAATATCTAACTACCCACTTTTTGAAAGTGTCAAATTGCTATATTTGACACTTTTTTATCGCGATTTTTGGATCATTCTAAATAAGATAAATAATCCGACAATAGATAATGAGCTCACAAACAGTATATTAATATGTCCTTGAAATATTTCATTTATATCAATACTCTCGTCATCACTGGCATTGGATTCTTCATCGTTTTCTTTATCCTCATTTAATACCTCTTCATCTGGCGTTTCATTTGTATCTGCTAACACGTCATATGTATTTGTATCAACATTCGCAGTAATTGACATAGGAATACCAACCTCAGTAAAACTCACAGATTGGAATATATGGTTACTATCCGCAGGCTTGATTGCGTTCATCTTTACTTCAGTTTCTCCTAAATTGGATTTCTTACTTCCTTTCTTGTTCTCCTTTTTTGGGGTATTATCAATGTAATCGCTCATCTATACATTATGTTCTCAAATAATAATCAACAATATAAAGATAATTTTACGTTATTATTATACTATTTCAAATGTGCGGAATTTTTGCGTTATTAAATAACCATAATCATATACCGCAATCTATTATTCAATCATGTTTCGATAATGGTAAACGTAGAGGACCCGAATTTTCAACATTATTTCATTGTGCGATAAAAGCACAATTGGGATTTCATAGATTAGCGATTAATGGATTAAACGATGAAGCCAATCAACCCATTCGTATTGACAATATCTCGTTGATTTGTAACGGAGAGATATATAACTACAATGAATTATATGAAACTTTGAATGTTTCACCTACCACTGATTCTGACTGTGAAGTTATTATCCATATGTACTTGAAATATGGTATGGAACAAACATTACGTATGTTAGATGGAGTATTCGCATTTGTATTAATTGATACTCGGTTTGACACGCCATCCAAAATATACATCGCAAGAGACCCATATGGTGTTAGGCCATTATACCAAATGAAACCTATATCTCGATTGAATTCATCTAAAAATCATTTATATGGATTCGCTAGTGAAATTAAAGGGTTATATGATAGTTATGACTATATCAAAGACACGAATAGCAATACACGAACACTTGACCCTAAACACGCATACAAATATCCAGATTATAGTATAGAACAATTTAAACCTGGCACATTTTCTTGTTACGAATTACCTGACGGAACACAGAAATCTTGGACGTTTATATCATCGCAACAATACCATTATCACGGATTTCATAGTAATATGTATACCGATTATGTTAATACCAGCACCATTTTCAGTAATATTCGTAAATACCTCATAAACGCAGTTCATAAACGATGCTCCACTACCGACAGACCTATTGCTTGCTTGCTTTCGGGTGGGCTTGATAGTAGTGTAATTACTGCTATCGTAAATGACTATCATAAGAAAAATAATCTACCTACACTCGAAACCTACAGTATTGGGATTGAAGGTGCCGATGATTTAAAACACGCAAAAATAGTCGCCAATTATCTTGGGACAAAACATACAGAAGTTGTGTTGAGTGAATTTGAGTTTATTAATGCTATACCTGAGGTTATTATAGGGATTGAAAGTTATGATACTACCACTGTAAGAGCAAGTATAGGAAATTGGTTACTTGGGAAATACATATCCACACATAGTGATGCTAAAGTGATTTTTAATGGAGATGGGTCTGACGAATTATCCGGTGGATACTTATATATGGGAAATGCCCCAGATGAAATCGAATTTGACAAAGAATGTAGACGGTTATTGCGGGATATACATACATTTGATGTTCTACGGTCAGATAAATCCATTTCATCACACGGATTAGAACCTAGAACTCCATTCTTAGACCGCGAATGGACCGAATTCTATTTATCTATACCCACACATATTCGGTTTCATACGAACGAAAAACTCCCTGAAAAATACCTTATACGAAAAGCGTTTTCCAAAGAAGAATATGCTAAGTATGATGATGAACCACTCTTACCTGACAGTGTATTATGGAGACGAAAAGAAGCGTTCAGTGACGGGGTTTCTACACAAACGCGTTCCTTGTATGAAATTATCCAAGAGCACACATCTAAAATTGTTGGTTTATATAACGAGTCCGTTTCATTTACACATTTACCCCCACAAACCTCCGAACAGATATATTACAGGACCATTTTCGAAGAACATTATACAGGGTTGGGTCATATTATACCTTATTTTTGGATGCCAAAATACGTGGATGCTACTGATTCCAGTGCACGAACATTGAGTATCTACAAATAAAAATATACTTTTATGAATATATTTTTATTCTATTGCCTTTGTTTTATGACATTCTTTCTGTTATTTACTGTTACACATATTACCTGCCATTTCCCTTAGAATTTGGTTGAATTCGCGACGCTCTTCTAATATAAGGTCTTTAAATTCCTGATTCTGTTTCAATAATTCAATTAATAATGATTGATTATCAAGTGTGGTAGAAGCATTTATTGGGTCATTATGGTGTATATATTCGGATGTATCACTAGATTCATCATACGTACACGTTTGTTTGTGTCTTGATAACCCAGACCTATGTTTATACGTATTTCCACATAAACACGTTAATCCCGTTGGGATTTGTATTATTGATGTGTTATCATTTGTTATCTTTTTATGTTTACCCGTTAATAAATGTTTATTATAATCTTTTTTATTAACCGTTTTATAGTTACATTTTTCACATATATATATACAGGATTTTGTTGGAACCGATTCAAATTGTTCCATATTGATATGTCTTGGTCGTTTATTATGTTCTTCTTGTAATTTGCGTGTATTGAAATACACCTTACATGATTCACAATATAATACTTCTTTTTTGGGTTTTACTATTACTTCTTTTTTGGGTTTTCGTGGAGGTAAAGGTTCAATGCTGTTTAGTGTAGCTTTGTATTCCTCAAAATACTGTTGTTCTTGTTTCTTTGCAGAATACAAATCTTCACAATTATGGAATGCTATTATTTCCATAGTCCAATTATCCCATCCCATATTGTCTCTTATAACCTCATATACTTTACACTTATAGTTCATTGATTTTGGATTTACACAGCCCTGTTT